ACATTTACACCAGAAACTCCTGTTGATGATCAAGCAGAAACAGAGGGCGGTGGCGAAGAAGGTGGCGCCGGAGAAGCCGACGCAACAGGCACTGAAAGTCCAGTAGGCTCAGCAACACCTGAAGCATAATAAATACGCTATAGGAGACTTCTATGGCGTTTAGAAAACTTTTCTTTAAAAGAGTGCAAGGTATTCGCGACAACTATGTGTTGCAAGAAGGTGATATTGCACTTGATGAAGATGATTTTAAACTTTACAGAGGCGATGGCACAACTGTAGGTGGCATTGTAATCAGTGGTGCAGGTGGTGGCGGTGGCATAGCACTTACAGACATCAGTGTTACACAGGCTAGTGCCAGTGGCGCAGGCACACTAGCATACAACAGTTCAACAGGTGTAATCACATATACTCCACCCACAGCAAGTGGACTTGGCGCTTTAACAAGTGTAGCATTTGCAGATGTTACAAGTAAACCTACAACAATAGCAGGATATGGTATTACAGATGCATTTGATGGTGCATATGGAAGCCTGTCGGGCACTCCCACTATACCTTCAGCACTTACAGATTTAGGCATTAGTGATGGCACTAACGGACAAGTGCTTACTACAGATGGTTCAGGTGGTTTTACATTTGAAGATTCAAGTGGTGGAGGAGGCAGTAGCCTACAAAGCAGAACTACAAAAGATGGTGTTACAGGCTTTCTAATAGATGGCAATCAGGCTTCCGTTGATATCACAGGATTTAAAGGATATGCACTGCTCAAAGTATACACAAGCAGAGCGGCTAGAGTGCGTATATACACAGATGACGCAAGTAGAGCAGCAGACCAAGATAGAGCAGAAGGTACAGACCCTACAGCAGATGCAGGTGTCATAGCAGAAGTTATCACAACAGGTGCTGAAACTGTGCTAATATCTCCTGGTGCTTTTGGTTTCAACAACGAAAGCACACCCACAACAACTATTCCTACTATGATTACAAATAAAAGTGGTAGTACAAGCGTAATAACAGTTACACTTACTTTATTACAACTGGAGTCATAATGGAACTGTTCCAAGTCACACTGAAACGTGGTGAAGACATCCAAGCATTTTATGATGATATGGAAACACCAGGTGGTGCTCTACACATTCCAGATAGGAGTGTTGACTGTGAGGACAGACGACCAACTTCAAGAACCACAGGCTATATGCTCACAATGGAAGAAGCACAAACGGTTGCCGCTGACGATCGTGTGCAACAGGTGATGCCACAATCAGTTTTAGATAGAAACATCACAATCTCAGAATCAACATACACAGGTAGATTTGACAAAAGCACCAGTGCCACAGCAACAACAACATTCACAAGAGCAGACAACACAGGTCCAGCAATAAACTATTCGGTCGACCATAAAAGTTGGGGACTATTGAGACACATAGAAAGCACCAACAGATCTGGTTGGGGATCAGATGCCGCAAGTTCAGATGACAGATATGTTGACACCAGCGTGACATATTCAGCAAGTGGTAAGAATGTGGATGTGATCATAGTGGATCAGCACACTTGGTATGACCACGAAGATTTTTTTAGTAGAGCAGTGGACTACAATTGGGGACAACACTACAACACAATCACAGGTGGCACAAACTACACCTACACCTTTGCGGCGGCAAGAGCCGCAGATGCATCAGAAGTAAACAGTCATCCAACGGCGTGTGCCAGTTATGCCGCAGGAACACTATACGGACCTGCCAACAGTGCTAATGTGTATCAGTATAGCATCAGAGCCGAAAGGAACTTGAGCGGTGGCAACAGCACAGACAGAACTTTTGAATACATCAGAGAGTTTCACAGAACCAAAAGTGTAAATCCAGCAACAGGTAGAAAAAACCCCACCATTGTGAGTGTGAGTTTGGGAACAGTGAACAATCTCACCGGAGCCGCTTGGGCTCACTTCCAAGGAGTGGATCTTGACAAAGGATCAGGCAACAATCTCACAGCCGCTGAACTACACGCAAGAGGTATATATGCATCAGACGAAGACTTTGTGAGCAACACCAACTTCCAAGTAAACAGTCCTTCAGTGGACAGCGACATAGAAGATGCCATTGCGGAAGGTATTATTGTGACCATCTCCGCGGGCAACAAAAACAGATACATTGATGTGCCAGGCGGCGACAACTGGGACAACTATCTTGTTCAGACTGCGGCTTATGTGAACAAAGATTACGAGTTTCCGTCTGGCAGTGGAACCTTTCCATTTAGAGATTACTATCACAGAGGTGACAAATATTATATGAGTGGTGCTATCAGCGTAGGTGCTTTCAGCAACCACACAGACCAAGGAAAAGCAGACTTCAGCAACTGGGGTCCGGGCATAGATGTTTATGCCGCAGGAGAAACAATAATATCCGCCTGGGAACAAAGCGAGATTGCGTATGGTATTCCTTATCCAGGTCAGGAACAGAACCAACCAAACTGGGACACTATTAGTTTTAGTCAAGGCACAAGTTTTAGTGCGCCGTTTGTGGCAGGATTGTTGGCTTGTTTGGCTGAAGTATATCCAACACTCACACAAGCACAGGCAAGAACATACCTGCGTGACAATGCTGTCACAGGATTGATGCAGGACACCGCAGACGCAATCACTGTAGATGTAAACACAAGAGTAAGCATAGATGGTTCGGATATTGATAGGATTGTGTTGTGGAAGAATCACAGGGCAACATCAGGCAACATGGCATTTAATACATACAACAAAGACGTAAACACAAAACCCACAACAGGAACAATCTATCCACGCAGAAGAATTAGGAGAAGAGGTTAAAATAAATAGGTATTAGTATGGCTAGACTCAACATAGATTTAGGAACAGCAGGCAATCCCAACACCGGTGACTCTTTACGAGTTGCCATGGCCAAAATCAATGACAATTTTGCTGAAGTTTATGGTAGTATCACAGGCACAGCAGGATACCTAACCAGTGGCACAACCAACGGCAATGTGGTAATTCAACCCAATGGCACAGGTGTCATTGAACTTGATCAACTGCAGATCACTGATGACAGCATAACCAGTTTGGCCACAAATGCTTCCATTGACATCACCGGCAACGGCACAGGTGGAGTCAACATTGAAGCACTCAGTTTCAACGGAACAAGCATCAGCAGTAGTGACAGCACAGCAATAAATCTAAATGAAAATGTCATTGTGGACGGTAATATCACTGTGACAGGATCTATCACTGGCAATGTCACTGTGACATCAATTGATGCTGATTCAACCACAGTTTCAAATCTTGAAGTGGACAATTTAAAAGCATCTGCAGTTGTCACAGAAGCAGAAGGACTCAACAGTAGTGACAACGACACATCATTTCCCACAACTGCCGCAGTCAAAGACTATGTGGACAACACTGCCACAGGTGATTTGACCATCTCTGGTTCAACTATTTCAGCACCCAGCAACGCAGACCTAAGTTTGAACGCTGGAGGTACAGGTTCAGTGGATATAGAAGCAATACAGATCAAAGGCACAGAGATCAGTTCCGCAGATTCAACACAGGTAACCATAAAAGAAAATCTATTGGTCACAGGTAACATTGAAACAGCATCTGATTTGACTGTGGGTGGTGACGCCACTGCCACAACATTCATAGGTGACCTTAGAGGAGCAACTGTGTTCCAGGCAAAAGCCACAGAGGACATTTCAAAAGGTGAGGCAGTGTACATCTCAGGATTGAGTGGAAACACACCAGAGGTGGCATTGGCCAGGGCCAACAGTGCCAGCACCATGCCAGCGTTTGGTATCGCTGAATCAGACATAGCCAACACTGCTACGGGCAACATCGTGACGTTTGGTAGTTGTCCAGGACACGATGTGTCGGACTTTGGTGAAACATCTATTACATTCGCACTGGGAGACACAGTTTTCATCTCAAGTGCTGAAGCGGGCAAACTCACAAACGTGGCACCCACAGGTGAATCAAACCTAATACAGAACATTGGTAAAATTGAACGAGCCGCACCAACCACAAACATGACAATCAAAGTGGGTGGTGCAGGTAGAACCAATGCCACACCAGCACTAAACAACGGCAACATATTCATAGGAAATGGATCAAATCAATCATCAACAGTGCCTTTGGCCACACAATTAACAAACTATGTGGCACTCAGTGTAGTGGGTGATGACAGCACAGGAACCAGTTTCAACATCGGAGAGTCAATCAAAATAGCAGGAGCAGGTTCAGTCACTACTGCAATGTCAGGTGACACTTTAACTATCACAGGATCAGGCACTAGCCTGCCTGACGGCTCTGTAAGTTCTAACTTCTTCGGAGTTGGTGACGACGATGATCTAAAGATATTCCACAACGGAAGTCATTCAATAATAAGAGAAACAGGAACCGGAAGCCTTTACATTCAGAGTGACAACAATGTCATAATTGGTAAGGATAGTAGTTCAGAAACCATGATAAAGGGTATTGCCGATGGGGCAGTTGAACTTTATCACGACAATACTAAGAAGTTTGAAACCACAGCAGATGGTATTAGTGTAACAGACCATATAGCAATAGCCGATAATGGTGAAGTTAGGTTTGGCACTGATAATGATATGAGAATATATCACAGTGGTACAACAGGTAATATCGATAACAACACAGGCACTTTAATCTTAGACGGTAGCACAGTTAGAATACAAGATGGCGCAATGGCAAATACTGCTATATCAGCCGCAAATGGTATTGCTACACTTTTATTTGAGAACTCAGCAAAATTGGTAACAAGCACAGATGGTGTTGCTGTCACAGGTAAGATTACAGGACTTACAGATCCAACTGCGGCACAAGATGCGGCAACCAAAGCCTATGTAGATGCTAACTCAGGTGGATCAACAGGCGACATCACATTTACGGGTAGCACAATGATTTCACCGTCAAACGCTGACATCACTTTGGATCCAGCAGGCACTGGTGGCATTGTTGCACAAGGTCCTGTGACATTCAACGCCGGCTACA